ATATCTAAACCATTACTATCTATTCCTTGAATTTCAAATATTTTATCAATATTGTCTTCATTAGGATGACAAATTTTGTAATTCTTATACCATTGTAGTCTAGCATTAAGAATCCTAGGAGTACCTTTACTTCTTTGTGCAATAGCCAAAAGATCTGCATCTTCTATGACTATTCCTAGTTTAGCAGAATTCGATCTGGCTAGTTTAGCTAGTTCAATATCAGTATAGAATGATAGGTGTTCTTTAATAACAAAACGATCATAAAATGGTTGACTAAGACTGCCTCCACTAGTTGTTGCACCAACAATGGTAAATGGTGGGAGATCGATTTTTTCTGGTTCTTTCTCTAAGATTATATTGATTGTAAAGTCTTCCATCACAGGATATAAAAATTCTTCTACTAATTTCGGAAGTCTATGAATCTCATCAATAAATAATACTGATTGTCTTGGCATACCAATAAGGTAGGGTAAAATTGTTTTAACGCTTCTGATGTTTGCCGCATTTGTTGTGTATAGGTTTACTCCTAATTCGTTAGCAATAGCACCCGCCATAGTCGTTTTACCAAGGCCAGGAGGCCCGTCAATTAAAGTATGAGGCATGGCACTCTCTGTACTTTTACAACCGGCTACAGTGACCTTTAAACGATTCACAACGTCTGACTGACCAATAATATCTTGAAAAGAAGACGGACGAATATTGCTCATTTTTTATCTCCAATAGACTGTAAAATATCTTTAAATAATACGCTAATATTATCTGATCCAATTTTATTGTAACTATCTGTAATCAAATTCTTTGCTTCTGCTTTTGTAAATCCGTATTTTATTAATAGCAAAGAGCATTTTTCTAGAGTTTCTGAATTGATCGAATGTTTTATGTGCTGGACTTGATCTACAATAATAGTTTCTGTATTTTGACTGATGCTTTCTATTTTCTTTTTGCGGATTCTATAATTTATAGTTAAATTTTTTATTCTTTTAGGACTAAATACAGTCCCACAATCACACACCACCTTGTAATTTTTTGTTTTTGATTGATTCAAAGAAACCCAATGATCCCAACCACATTTATGACATCTATATTTTAGATGAGCATCTATTTCAATCGGTTTCTGGATTTTGATTTTTGTCTGATTCATTTTCTACACACCAAAAAATAAAGTCATTAGATTGTTCATCAAACGCTGTTTCAACCAGCCCTTTGTTTACTAAATTGTTAAGTATATTGCCAACCATTCTTGCATTTAAAGACTCTACTAATGTCATATATGAAGAATCAGAAACTAAATATCTTTTTTCTGAGGTCTTTTTATTTATTTGTGTCTTTAAAATCTCTTTGGCTATAGTGAGAGACTCATCATATGATAAAACAGAATTGAATTCGTCCAACTCTTCCGTCGGAACTTCTTCCATCAAAAGATCTATAGAAGACTCATTAGATTTACCAAAATTATTAAATACTAAAGATCTAGTAGTATTAATAAATTCCTCCAAATTATTTATTACAAACCAGTCCTTTTTTTTCATATAATATCCTATTTAGTTAAGTATATCAAACAACCCTTTGTAGTAGTAAGGCTGCATAACAAAGTGCATAACATGATCCTGTAAGTGTAGCTTATACTCATTATTAATTTTGTCAACTACAAAATATTTCTTTTTCCAGATAGGAGAGTTTTGATAATTGGACCCCAAATACTGTAAGGAATTACCCTTATCAGTATTGGGATTCCAACTATTCACAGGAAACTTCTTCTCATAAAAACCGGGAATACTAACTATGTTATAGTCACTAGGAGGATTCTTAATAAAATCATTAATTAGATCATCAAGCCATTTAGAAACAGGATTGTCTGGCCCAACGTCGAATTTATAATACCATTTGTATGGATCTTTTGGCACATCATCATAGTTATAGTCATCATAATCCTCTTCGTTATCATCGTATGATTCGTGCATTTTTAACCAATACAAAAATGATCGCTAAGTTTATTCGCCAACTCTTTAGCGGACGAAGATAGGAATCTGTTGTTACTAAAATAGAGTGGGGTGCTTACTTGATTAAGGAACTCCACGACGGTTTTTAAAAGTCTAGTCTGCTCACCGTCTAGACTTAAAACATCATCGCCTGACGCTTCCTGACGCTTGTGACACGATCCTTCGTGGGGCAAGGTAGTGTCGATTGAATCAGTCTCGTCGTCTACCTCATTCTGAGCAAGTTCGGAACAAAGAATATCCTCTTCTTCGGAATCATCAACTAGATCATATTTAATATTTTGTTGACTATTCTTCTGACCACAACCCATAATATTATTGAGTAAATACTTGGCTTGATCTATGACTCCATAACTCTTTTTGTTTTGAAGATCATTTAGAATCTGTTTAGCAACCTCGGTCGATACTGGGATGCCAGTTTCATCAGATTGCTTATACGCAGTCGCATAGCCCTTATACCATTCGTCGCTGCATTTCTCTGGAACAATACTAATGTTTGCTGGTTGACCCGTTAAGGCACTCTTTAGATCAGCAACATTAATTGGATTACCAGTTGAGCCACTAAGAATACTAGTAAAATAAGGTTGCTTACCTTCCCAACCTTTCCTCCACCAAGTATAAGGAACTCGATAAATCTGATTGGCTTTAATCGCTCTTGGATCACCACCAAAATAGTTGACAAGTTTCTTCTGTAGACCGTTCCAGAACGTTTTATTTTTACCAATCATTTTTACTGATTGTTCATCAAAAAGCCAATAGCACTGATAACCATTACGAGTATCTACAACCCAACTAGGTGCTACTGGAAACTCGTTGATAGTTTTTAGAAAACCCTTCTTCTTTTGCATTACAACGCTAGGCTTAAAATACTTGCCCTCATTGTCTCGCCCAGCATCCATATCACAGAAGCAACAGGTAAAGTTGTTAATGGCATATAGTTTTCGCCCACCATTAACATAAAAATAAACATCAGAATTTTTCTTCACATTTGCTTCTGTAGCCTCAACTAGTCGATTAGTATGATTCATACTACTAATCTTTTTTCTAGGATCTCCATTATAGCAAAAGATGTGTTTGATACCAAAAGAGTCTAAAAACTTTTCTCTTGGCCTAACATACATTTTGCCGTGAGGGGAAAGTTTATGATCAAACGGATTGAATCCTAAATTATCGCTAAACATAATATGTCCTGTTTCTTTCAATTATTCCTAAATATTGGGACAGCAACCTCTGCTATCATTATCAATATAAAAGTGGTGATGGAATCGAACCATCACAATAGTATTCTATTGAGTCACCAGACTTTCACTTTAACGATCAATACTGATCGTCATAATCCTCCTCAAAATCCTCTTCTTCATCTTCCTCGTCAAACTGATCCCAATAACTTTCGTCAAGGGTATTATAATCATCTTCATCATCTTCACTATACTCATCCTCAGTAAAAGAGGCTGAATAAAGAGGCTTGAGAAGTTCGCCTTGATACTCTCCGACTACTTCATATCGGCAAGTGCGAAGTTTCTCACAATTACAATCACTTGGAACACTAACAACATCACTAGGATTAATCTTAACGATCACAATCTTATCACCATTCTCAAGACTACCATAACCAGCAACATAATTCAATGCACCAGCATGAAGACCATCAGAACATCCTCTGGCTCTATCATCGTCAACCTTGGCTCGCTGCATTTTAACAATTTGACCAACACTATTGTCAAAAGTTCCACGATACTTATCCTTAAAATCATTCCTAACAGCCTTATAGGCTAGAAAATGACCATCCTCAGTAATAGGCAGATGCTCATGCTCAAGGAAATCATACAATTCCTTTTGACTCTGCATACTAGGATTTTCCATCAGATTATTAAGGAAATTAACAAGAGGCTGGAAAGGTAGACCCTTGCTCATAAACTCAAGAATCCTCTTACTGATACTTCCATGAACCTCCTCGCCCTCGTACATAACCTTACCATTCTTAATCTCTACAAGACCATCACTAAAAGTGCTAACAGCCTTTTCGACATCTACAATTTCAAGAAGTTCATCAGCAGTCGCACTAGGCAATGCCTCAAGAATCATCTTGTAGTTAATATGATCTGGAAGAACCTGATAGGTTCTATTATTAAGAACCAGTGTCAGATTTCCATCAACCCACATAAAAGGAACACTCATTATCTATCTCCTTGTTTACCTGTGAAATCAACCAATTACATTACCCATTTGAATTCTAAATGACTCCACATCATTTAGACTAGTCAACCATTTACTCTTAGTACTACCATACCTATAACTATGGTTAGAATCTAATTCCCTTAGAGGGTTGGTGTTAGCATGAAGATGTCTCAAATTACCCTGCACCGGAGCAACTCCCATAATATACTTGAACAAGGGGTTCTTGTCAAGTTCCGTCTTAATATTTTCTCTTAATGTCTTGATACTAACCAACTCTACACCCTTGCCATTTTCTTGCTTGAGTAGTTTAGAATATTCATCACTATTATTGACAGCCCTACCATGCTCATCAGTACCGTTATATAGTTGATTGAGCATTATTAGAACATTGTTATACATCACATTAGTCTCTTTGATCTTTTTACTATCTAGACCATTAATACCCATATTACTTAATAGTTGAGTCATAAGACCAAAATAGTCTGTTGCTTTGAATCTGGTAATATCAAAAGAATCTCTGTGCATAGTATCTACAAAGAATTCTAATACCAACAGTTTGTCTACAACATCTACTACATTTTGATTGTTGATATACTTCTTGTATTCAAGACCAAACATATTCAAAATATGGAATAGAAACTGGCGGTCGATAAAGCCTGTATTATAATGATGATCCATACCATCGTCAGTACTATACTCTTTGCGAGCTTTCTCTACCATATCATTATATTTGGTCAAGTCGCCAAACTTGTTCTGATTAAGATGCTGGAGTCTACGCTTCATAAAAGTATTAAAGTCTACCAAATTTAGACCGTCCTTCTCAAGATTCTTAATTGAGGATTGCTTGATCGCATAGATATTGACACCCTCAAACAAATCCTTAATTAGACCCTTGTATGTATCATTATTTGACCAACGATTCAAAGCACTAATACTTGGATAGTTATCTGTAGCCTTATACCTTAGAATAGGAATATATACAATCTCATCCTCTTCAACAAACTCATCTAGTCTATCAGTTTTTAGACTACGCATATAAACAGCATCGTTATACTCAATAGTAAGAGGATCTGTATTCTTATTGTCTCCAATAATCAGAAATACATCTTGATCGCTCACGCTACCTTTACTATCAACAGAGTTTCTCTTTTTAGGACTTGACTTAATAAGATCACGATAGTCTGACACATTAAGGATACTAGAGTCCCCAACATCTTCGACTAGACTATCAAATCCATTAATAACATCCTTATGATCTTCAGTATCAACCATCAAGTATGCAAAACAATCATTCTCATTGCAATACTTAGTTACAATTTTCTTTGCTGTTTCTGTTGCTGCAATATCACACCAGAAAAAAGCCATGTTTCCATTCTTTCTAGCATTGTTCCAATAATTTTGGCCTTTACCAGTAAGAGTTTCATGATGAATTTTATCTGTTAGATAAACCATCCTGCGAGAACGATAGCCCGCTGTACGATAATTAAACACATACAGATTCTTGCTCTTCTTGAGTTTATATTCAAGATCATTACCAGAATTGATACTGTGAACCTTATTATTAGAATCAGTCCACGAAGCACCAACTCCCCATCCGCCAGCCAGATCATTCATCTGGTAATATGTCATAATTGCTTCTACTTTAGTTTTAGCAGTAGCAATCTTATCGCTAAAATTCTGTTTGAGTTCTAGGAAAATATCCTGGGTCTTGTCTCTAAGAGCCTTAATTACACCCTTAGTATACTGTAGACCCTCACGACTAACATCCATCTCAAGTTCACCAATACCAAAATCTAGTTCTAGATAAAGATTTTGATGAATAATTTCTCCAACAAAACTCTTCCAAGAGGCAATATCCGCCTTATTAAAGGCTCGGTTCCACTTAGCAATATGATCCGGGGTTTCGGCCTTTTCTTCCCCAATCAAATGTTCTGTTTGAACAGGGTAGGCGATATTACCCATGATAGCAACAACGCCACTATTAATACGATGATGTTGATTAGGGAATAGTTGGTTGTTTAGACGACAAACCCTCCAACCTTCACCATCAATAACAACATTTCGACTACTATATTCTTGCTCAAAATTCCAATTAACGCCTCCACTAATAATAGGCTTCATCTTAAAGTAGTGGAAAATTCTAACAGCCTTTTGACTAAACTCATGGAAATCGTGCTGCTTAACAGCAAAACTAATTTCTAGACCATTAGGCTCACTGGTATCACAACTATGAATAAGGTTTAGGGTAGGAACACCACTATCATCAATAGCGGCAATATAAGTATACTGCTTACCATCAAAATACGATGTTGTGGTAAAACTCTTAGTATAAGCAAAAGGACTCTTAGAGCCTAGACCAAGACAACCCACAAAGTCATTACTATTATTCTTGTTACTAGCACCATAGGTAGTATACAGACTCTCCATATCGACCTGACTAAGACCAGTGCCATAATCACGCACGGTAAAATTAGGATCAGCAGATGTGGGCAACTTTACCAAGAAAGGATTCTTATTGCCAGCACTAATATGACTATCATAAGCATTTGTGGCTAGTTCTCTAATAACAGCCATCACCTTGTCGGAATATAGAGAATCCGAAAGAATCTTAAACATTTTGCTGGTCTGAGCAATACTAAACTGATTAGTGCTGTTAATCCCAGCACTATGAACCTCAACCGTCCTATCTGCCAATTTCATTATATTTCTCCAAAAGTCCTGTGAATCGTTCCCTGTGTTACTCCATCATACCATACGTTTATCGGTTGTCAACGTCGGTTACTTGAATTTTTCTGAGCGTCGTCTATTAACTCTCTGTATGCTGATATATCCAAAATATATTGGAACCATCCCAATGTACCATATTGGTAATCCTATAGCAATAAACCATATTCCGTTAATAATAGATAATATAGATAAAACATATACTATAGATGCTGGAAAATTTAATCTAGATAAAAGATATGCTAGTGGCCCAATTAATATTGTTGATAAAACTACTAATGAAGCAATTAATGCTAAACCAGCCATTAACTTTCATCCTCTCTATTACTCCAATCGTCTTCTGCATCTTCTTCATCTTCACTATCTTTAGGAACCCAAGTATCACCGCTATCAAATTCATAAGTATCTTCATCTTCTTCGCCCTCTTCTGCTAGCATAATAGTAAAATTATTTAGTATTTCTAGCATCATATCTACTTTGAATCCTATGTTTTTTACTTCTTTTTTTAAGTCCTTAATTTCTGATAGAATTTTTTCTTGATTTTTATCTATATTAGAAATATCTCTTGATATAGCACTATCTTGCTTATATAATTCTTTGTGAGATTGATCTATTTTTTTGTAAATATCATCAAAATCTCGTGACATAGATAGTCTCCTTTTATAGTATAAGTCAATATTATCTCATTTAAATATACACCATAAAGATAATGTTAGCCACACTTACATTCGTATTTATAACAATAGCAACATTTCGGCCCAGGAGTAGAATATCCCCAGGCATTAGAGTGACCCTCAAAACTTTCACTCCCAGTATCTATACAAACAATGTGCTTTTTATTATTTCTCTTAACCATACCGATATTATACCAATGACAATCCCAAAATTTAAGACCGGTTTTATTAAGAATATCATCAACTAGACGCTGAATCTGCATCATACTAATACCAGTATTTGCCTTAAAAGTTTTAGCAAACTCTGTAACATATCCCCAATCGCTAACAGGATGATATAGCACATTTTCATCTTTGGCAAACTTTAGTTTACAAACTGAAGTATAAACTTCTGGAGCCAAATCAAACTTTGCTAATTTCTTTTGATTGCTTAGTGCTTTGATTGCTCGTTTTTTGTTATAAAATTCTTTAAAAACTAACTTAGGATTATTTTTAATGGGATAAACTTGACAATATCCACCCTCATCAAACCAATCACTATAATCTATCTGATAAGTTTTATTTATCATGACAAATTTACTTTGGCTTCTTCTATGGTATTACCCATAATTTCTTGAGCAATATTTATTGCTTGAGATAAACTTTCTGTTTCTGTAATTTTTAATCCAGACCTTACATCGTCAATATGATACGAAGCATATACCCCATAAAATACATCGCTAAGTTCATAATTATGAAGCAGATAATCTTCATAGAACTCAAAAGAATCAGTATACCAATTTCCGTTTTCATCCTGAATTTCTTTTACAGTATCAACTAGAATAAATCTAAAATTAGGATGTGGGAAATCTGGCTTACTTTCAACGATGCCTCTATAAAACCTATTAGGCATTGCTACCATTGTCTAACCTATAGAGAGGAATAATTGTGTTAGGATCAAGATGTGGATTTTTTTGTAGTCTCAGATCAAAAAGGTCGCCTCTTTCATTAATTCTGGCCCAGGCAACTTCTTTATAGTCGAGATTTTTATTAAGTTCTTCTACATAGTCTTGGTTACAATTAAATAGTTCCTGATAAGAGTCTGCTAATTTTTGACGCAATCTTTTCAGTTCGTCTTTAGCATTAAGAATATTAAACTTAGTCAATTTCCAATACCCAGTATTAGAAGCATCCTCACAACACTGAATAAGATAGTCTAACGGATTTGAGTTGGGGTTCATAGTTCATTATCCTTAAATTAAAAATAATAGGAGCAGAGGGGATCGAACCCTCACTTGATGGATTTTCGTACCACTATAGTTTTCACTACCATTACTGTTTGTGGTCTGGACTATATCTTTACCATTACTAATTAGTTTTAGGTATCGCCTGTTTAGTCTCTACACCTTTCTGATTACTCAGATTTGGCTCGGTATTAGCAGTTAAGCCTTCACCGAATTTAAGCGATTCTACTTTAGGGGTTTCCTCCTAAGCACTCAAATTAACGAAAAAAGTCCATTGCCTCTGCCTAATTGGGCTATGCTCCCATAAACAACAAAACCATATCAAGTAAAATCATGAGGTTGATTAGATTGTGTGCCTCACTAGTTTAAATGATATGGTCTGTTGCTTTAGGTTTTTAAAATCAACCGTTGGCGTGAGCCTTGAGGCGACGAACAACCTCTGCCATAGCCTCGACATTATCAACTGTCTTGGTTGGCTTTGCACGTTCCATGCTAGGAAGTTCCATACCCTTCTTAGCCAGAGCCGCCTTTGTACGAGCATAACGAGCCATCGTACTAGCAATCTTCTGACCAGTCTTAGCCGCAATTTCAGCATAAGTCTTAGAAGAAAATACCGCTTCAAGAAACTGCTCATCAGAGCAACGAACACGCTTCTGCTTATCAATAGTAGTTACATCAGCCATAATCAACCTCCAATTCAATATCCAAACTTACTCAGCAAGATTTGGTCACGCGACCAATCATTCCTGCTTTGTATCCTTATTGTATCCTTTGTATCGGCGTTGTCAATACCCAAACTTGATTTTTTTTGAACGCTGTCAGTTTTTTTCGTCGTTTGGCAACACAAGAGCCATTAACAAATAAATCCATAGCACAATACTACCAGTAAAAATTGCACCAAAAACAAATAAGATCCTTATTAAGCTAACATCAATTCCGGTATAGTTCGCTAATCCTCCACAAACTCCGAATAAACTTCTATTACTCAGAGATTTAGCAAGACTTTTCATTGTTGTGATAACCATTCATTATACGAGTTAAAATCATATCCTTTAATATAAAACAAAGAATTACCATCAGAATCTAATATAAAAGACATTGGTAAAGTTTTTACTTTAAACTTTTTACTAAGTTTAGTTTGAGAGTCAGTATCTAAAATACAAATAATTTTATCATCGAGATTGTCTAATTTAGATAAATCGTTTTTAAGATTAGAACAATAAGCACACCAATCCGCAGAAAATACTAATAATACTTTTTGTCCTGTGTCTTTAGATAGTTTTAATGCTAGACTTAAATCTTCAACATAAGCCACATTTTGATGAACAATATTTTGTGCTAAACAAGTATTTGGATTGTGTAATACGCACAATAACAATAATAAATAAATCAGAATACTTTTCATAACCACTCCTTTAGTTCTACACACTCTTGATATGCTTGGT